GTGGGCGGAGCAACTGCTCAGCTGGTTCATATTCGTCGAGCGCTCCGTGTGGGACAAGGATGAGAAGCGATTCGTAATCAAGCGGATCAAGAAGCGGCTCCGGGATACACAGTACCTGATCGTGGCTCGAGGGTCGGCCAAGTCGATGTATGTCGCATTCTTGCAGGCATATTTCCTCACGGTCGACCGCTCGACCACGCATCAGGTGACTGTGGCCCCCACTATGAAGCAGGCCGAAGAGGTCCTGGCTCCCATCAGGACAGCCATCGCACGCGCGCAAGAGCGCGATGGAGCACCACTCTTCAAATTCCTCACAGATGGTTCGATGAACAACACAACCGGCGCGAGATCTGGCCGGCAGAAGTTGGCATCGACCAAAAAGGGGATTGAGAATTTTCTCACGAACTCCATCCTTGAAGTTCGAGCGATGTCAATCGATAAGGTACAAGGTCTACGATCTAAGTACAATTCGGTCCCCATCCTTGTCGCCATTTCTTCGGAAGGCACCGTTCGTAACGGCGTCGGTGACACGATCAAGATGGAACTTGCTGCCATCCTCAAGGGCGACATGGAGCAGTGGAACGTTTCGATCTTCCACTACAAGCTCGACGATGTCTCCGAGGTCAAGAACCCGCACATGTGGGTCAAGGCCAACCCGAACATCGGGATTACCGTCTCATACGACACCTACGCAGCTGACGTAGAGCGGGCGGAACAATTCCCCGCTGTTCGTAATGAGATTCTAGCCAAGCGTTTCGGTCTTCCGATGGAGGGCTACGTCTACTTCTTCACTTACGAGGAAGTTCAGCCACATCACTTCCGTTCCTTCGCCAAGATGCCTTGCTCCCTCGGAATCGACTTGTCTCGGGGAGACGACTTCTGTGCATTCACGTTCCTGTTCCCACTCGGGCAAGACAGGTTTGGCGTGAAGACGCGGAGCTACATCACAAGGCGGACTCTTGAGCTCCTACCAGGCGCCAAGAGGGTGAAGTACGAGGAGTTCATCGCTGAGAAGACGCTCATTGTGATGGAGGGCAGCGTCCTCGACATGATGGACGTCTACGACGACGTAAGCGCGCACTGGCTTGAGATGGAGTACGACATTCGTACGGTCGGTTTCGACCCGTACAACTCAACGTCCTTCATGGAGCGCTATGAGCGTGAGTGGGGACCCTACGGAATCACGAAGGTTATCCAGGGAGCGCGGACCGAGTCGGTGCCCCTTGGTGAACTGAAGATTCTCGCACGTGATAGGTCGCTCTATTTCGACGAGCTGATCATGCAGTACACCATGGGTAACGCCGTAACTTGGGAAGACTCCAATGGCAACCGAAAGCTTACTAAGCGTCGTAACGATGAGAAGATCGACAACGTTGCCGCGCTGATGGACGCCTACATTGCCTTCAAGGAGGATCCCGACCAATTTGAGTGAGGAGGTGAAGGATGGGACGAGTGGTTCGCTCGCTCAAGCACGGTTGGAACGTCTTCACGTCAGCGCCGACCCCGGGGTTCTCCGCAGGTCCGATGACAAGTACAAGACCGAATCGACAGCAAGCCCGCTACTACAGCGACAAGTCGATCCTCGGATCGATCTACAACCGGCTCGCGGTGGACTTCAGTCAAGTCGAGTTCTACCACGCAAAGCTCGACGACAACGACGTCGCCATCGAAGTGGTTCGGGATGCTCTGAACGATTGTCTCACGCTGGATCCCAACATCGACCAGTCAGCCCAGGCTCTGAAGATCGACCTGGCATTGACCCTGTTCGAGTCTGGCGTCGCGGCAGTCGTTCCGACGGATGCCGATCTGAATCCCGCCGAAACCACGAGCTACGACATTCGTTCGATGCGCGTGGGAACGATTGCGGGTTGGTTCCCTCAGCGGGTAACTGTCAATCTCTACGATGATCGCGAGGTCGACGATGACGGACGGCCAGTCAACGGCGGTGTGACGAAGCAGATCACATTGCCGAAGAATCAGGTTGCCGTCATCGAGAATCCGTTCTATTCGATCATGAACGAGCCGAACGGAACTCTTCAGCGGTTGAAGCGAAAGCTCTCACTTCTGGATGGAATCGACGAGGCGGCTGGTTCGGGAAAGCTTGACCTGCTTCTCCAGCTGCCATACACCGTTAGAGGCGACTCCCGGCAGAAGCAAGCCGAGAAGCGCCGCGGTGAGCTCCGTCAGCAACTGAAGGACGATGAGCTCGGAATCGGCTACATCGACATCTCGGAGAAGGTCGTCCAGCTCAACCGGCCGATCGACAACAAGCTGTTGGATCAGATTGAGACGTTGTACAACAAACTCTACGACGAGCTCGGTCTTACTGCAGCGATCATGAATGGTACAGCAGACCGCGACACCATCAACAACTACTACGACCGCACCATCGAGCCGATCGCAACCGCAACACAGCTCGAGTTCAAGCGGAAGTTCCTCACCAAGACGGCACGCTCGGGCAAGTACCGTCACTCGATCGAGACCTACCGCGACCCGCTCAAGCTGATTCCGGTAACGGAGCTGGCAGAGATCGTGGACAAGGTGACTCGTAGTGCGGTCGCTACGGCGAACGACATCCGACCCAAGATCGGACTTCGCCCCTCAAAGGATCCGCAGGCAAACCAGTTGGGCAACCCCAACATGCCCGCCAAGGATCAGTTGGTCCCCCAGCCGCAGCCGGACTCTCAGCCAGCGGCAGTCCCGCCGAGCCCACCGCAGGAGGTGGCCAATGGGTGATGTGGACTACCTCGCCAACCTCAAGCTGGAAGAGGGCGACAAGCTCGACTACGGCGTTCGGGGGATGAAGTGGGGTATCCGTAAGAACGACAACACCGGCACGTCGAAGTCTTCTTCGAGCGGCGATAAGTCTGCTCCGCCGAAGGCTCCTGCCAACGAGAGCTCTGCAGCGCGGTATGACCGTCTGCGGGCACAGATCAAAACACATGGGGCAAACTCTCTCGAGCCTGACGACCTGAACTTCGTCACGAGTCGGACTGAGGCGATTGCCAAGATCAACAAGATGAACGTCACCAGCCCTGGTTGGCTGACGGACACGAGCAAGGTCGTACTCCAGGAGACCACCAAGACTCTCATGAAGGATCTTGCTGGCGCTGCGGTCAAGGAGTACATCGCCAAGCCGCTCATCAAGTCTGCGATCAAGGGCAAGTAGTCCGACCAGAGGAAAGGTCAAAATGGAACCGAATTTCAGCGGTTACGTCTCCAAGGCGAACCTGAAGTGCGCCGATGGTCGAACGATCATGCCCGGCGCATTCGCACACCAGGACGGGCTCAAGGTCCCGCTGGTGTACCAGCACAATCACGAGGACATCAACCAGGTCCTGGGTCACGTCTTGCTGACGGACAAGGAGGACGGCCTCTGGGGCGATGTCTTTCTGAACGACACCCCGTCCGCCAAGAACGCCGATGCTCTCGTGAAGCACGGCGACATCAAGAAGTTCTCGATCTGGGCGAAGGATCTGGTCGAGCGTGGCATGGACGTGCTCAAGGGCAACGTCCAGGAGGTCAGCCTGGTTCTGGCGGGAGCCAATGCCGGTGCCAACATCTCCAACTACCAGAACGTCCTGGCCCACGCGGGTCTCGACGAGGACGATGTCCTGCTGGTGGTCGGCGGTGAGATCGAGCACGCCGACACCCAGACGGAGCCGAAGAAGGACGAGCAGCCCGCGCCGCCCCAGCAGCCGGAGCAGCCCGCAACTCCTCCGGCCGACAAGCCCGCGGAGGGCGAGAAGACCCAGGCGGAAGTCCTGGACACCTTGACGGACGAGCAGCGTCTCGCCGTCAACGCCGCCATCGGTGAGATCGTCACCGAGGCAGTCACCGAGGCCCTCACCGAGGAGCCGACTGTTCAGCACGACAACATCGACTCCTCCAAGAAGGGAACCAAGATGGCACGCAATGTCTTCGATCGCTCGAAGAACGACGGCTCCGTGGCGACGCTGCCCGAGCTCAAGCACGACGACCAGGCGGCGGTCCTCCAGGCCGCAATCAAGGGCGAGGTCTCCTCGCTTCGCGACTTCGTCCGTGGCGACAAGGGACGGGAGCTCATGCACGCCGACACCTACGGTGTCGAGAACATCGAGATCCTGTTCCCCGACGCAAAGGCGCTGATGACCACCCCGGTGTTCGTCGACCGGCGTCAGGAGTGGGTGAAGGTCTTCATGGCCGGCACCAGCCACTCGCCGTTCTCCCGGGTGAAGACCTTCCACGCGGACATCACCGCCGACGAGGCCCGAGCCCGGGGTTACATCAAGGCCCACAAGAAGGTCGAGGAAGTCTTCCCGATCTTCAAGCGGACCACCGGGCCGGCGCTGATCTACAAGAAGCAGAAGCTCGACCGCCAGGACATCATCGACATCACCAGCTTCGACATCGTCGCCTGGATGAAGGTCGAGATGCGCGGCAAGCTGGACGAGGAGATCGCCCGCGCGGCGCTCTTCGGTGACGGCCGGCCGACCATGGTCGACGGTCAGCTCAACCCTGACAAGATCCCGGACCCGGGCGCCAACAACGCCTCGGGCGACGGCATCCGCGCCATCGTCAACGACAACGACCTCTACACGGTCACCTACAACGTCCCGATCGCCGCCGGCGCAAAGGACAACACCTGGAACGCCCTGCTCGACACCGCCATCGAGGCGGACGAGGATTACCGGGGCTCGGGCAACAAGGTCGCGTTCGTCACCTTCCAGACCGCGACTCGCCTCGTCACCATCCGCGACGGCTTCGGCAAGCGCATCTACCGCAACCTCTCCGAGGTGGCCGGTGACATGGGCGTCAGCCAGATCGTCCGGGTTCCCACCGAGCTGTTCCCGACCGACATGCTGGCCGTCGTGCTGGACCTGGCGGACTACAACTTCGGTACCAACGCCGGCGGAGAGGTCACGCTGTTCGACTTCTTCGACATCGACTTCAACCAGTACAAGTACCTGATGGAGACCTACCTGTCCGGCGCGCTGACGCTGCCGTTCTCGGCGCAGGTCTTCATGCGGGTCGACCCGACCGACACCCTGGTGGTTCCGACCCAGCCGGCCTTCGCCGACAACGTCGTGACCATCCCGACCCAGACGGGCGTCGTCTACAAGCGCACCGACACTGGCGCCACGGTGGCCGGCGGTTCGACCATCACCCTGGACGCCGACACGCTTCCGATCGTGGAGATCGAGGCGAGCCCGGCCGACAACTCGCACTACTTCTCGTCCAACGCCGACGCCGTCGACAGCTGGACGTTCGAGTACGTCGCGCCGTAGTAGGTCGACGCCATGCGTTATTCAGGCAAGCTCGGCATAGCTGAGCAAACTGAAGATCCGCCTGGCGTCTGGGAAGAGACCATCACCGAGGTTGACATCCTTGGTGCAGTCGAGCAGAGGACGGAGGTGTTGAATTCGTCGGACAGTGTGCTCCCGCAGTACACAACGACGACCAGCCTCTCCGTCCTCTCTCGTCCCGAGCCACATTCTTCGTTCCGTTACGTGACGTATTTGGGAAAGCGTTGGGAGATCGCATCGATCACCAGCGACTACCCGAAGATCGTCATCTATATCGGGAAGGAGTACCATGGCCCGACCCCGGAGCCAACTCCATGACATTCTGAAGAACCTGGACGGCGTCGCTGACGCATATTTTCAGGCTCCAACGACTGGCATGCAGTATCCGTGCATCAAGTATCAGCGTTCTCGCTCTCTGGCGTTCGACGCTGACAACCTCAAGTACCTGCTCTACAAGAGGTACACCGTCACTGTCATCGACAGGGACCCGGATAGTCTCATTCCGGATCAGGTGGAGGCTCTTCCACACTCACGGTTCGATCGTTTCTACGCGGTCGAAGGGCTCAATCACTTTGTCTTCGATCTGTACTTCTAGAAAGGAAGCAGCATGACTGCACTTCAGTGGGACGAGCTCGCGA